AGGATAAGAACTAGGTGGACATACATAATTCACCTCCTGCCTTGTAACAGGATTAATAGAATATTTACCGTTAGCATCTCCCTCATTTGGATATTGAGGACTTGTGTACCAAAGTCTTATAGCACCATTCATAGACCAATGCGTACTACATGTAGCTTTATAATAAGACTTATCACCATCTTGGAAAGGCTGAAAAGGGATGGAATTACAAGCTTCATACCACCTATCTTCATCAGTATCACCACAAGCTTTAGCAGAGAAACTAAAAACCGAAACAGAAGTACAATATTGAACTTCACCCTCTTTTGCAGGTTTTAAATCACTCATATCAGGTTCAGCAGACACAAAAAAAGCGCTCATAAGCGCCAATAAAAATATTAGTAATCGCATGGGAGCGCCCTATTTTAATCATCGAATAATATATAAAGTGCTAAAAGTCCTGAGACAATTAGCACTGTGTCCAATGTGATGAACATTAGCTAAAAGCAGTACCTTTAAGCCACTTCCAACCAATCGCAACAAAAGCAGCAGTAAGCATTACACCACCAATTAAGTTTGCATTATCAGTAAAGAAAGTTTGAAAGCTAGTTGTAGCAGCAGTAACTTCAGCAGAAGCTTCAGCAAAAGCAGAACCAGAAGCAGCAGATGCAGCAACTAAAAGACCAGCTTTTAATTTTTTCGATAAAAGTAAATTTTTCATGGTTATATTCCTTAATTTAAAAAACCATTTTTCTTAATTTCTTCCACCCGTAACAGGTTAGAAGGACAACGATGATTGACGGGAGCACTTCATTTTGAAATGTCTCGTAATCTAGTGGAACCGGTAATTGCTTTGAAACAACCTCCAATTCCACTGGACACTGTTTATCAACAGGTTCAACAGGACAAATAACGATATATTCGTTACTGGCCATAAGACTACCCGCCTAGAGATTCTTTAAAATGACGCTTTAATTCTGGGTCAACTGGAATAAGCTCCACGACTTCATTATCAAAAGTTTGGTCATTGAAAGAAAATTTAATGTCATATTCTTTATCAGCAACAAAAGCCTTGTTATCGATAAGAACATGAGCGTAGGCCGTATTTATTACAATCGGCTCTTTGCCAAAAGGTGTAGATGTTGTTTTGCCAACAGCTTTACGATGAAATTTAGGTGAATTAACAGAGTCAAAAGGATAAAGAACCTCAAGAGTTGCTTTTTCAACATCTGGATTTTTTGACTCAGGAAATTTTGTGATACCGATACCAGCAATAACAATAGCCATGTTAATGACTCCTTAATTGTTCAGTTAATATTTGTTTGTAGGTGTTGGGTATATCCAAAGATTTACCCGTTATATATTTATCAGGAACAAGCAAACCTAAAAGAGTTTGAATATCCCCTTCAGTAATTTCAAAAATATCTGAAAGTGCTTTACCACACATGCGCCTAACCCATTTAACACGACTAGCTAAATCAGTTGCAGCGGTAGTAACTTTTGGAGAACTAGAAGTATGAACCCCATCCGTATTAATCATTTGCTGAGAAAAATCACATAAACCAGCAAAAGTAGAATCAGGGTCTAAAAGGCAATCAACAGTCCATTTTTTTAATTCAACCTCATTGCGATACCAAACTAAGTCAGGCTCTTGAATACCTTGTTCTAATTTTTTGTTATATATACGCCAATAAACCGGACTAGTACGCTTACCAATAGTGGTCATTTCAACATCATAATCACCGTTAACAGTGAAAGAATGGCGTGGTGCCATTGTTGGGTTGGGCCCGCCTTTTTTGCGAGCAAACGCTTTTTGAAAAAAATTAGTTTCAGCATTTTTGCAGTTAAAAACATCGTCGTAACAATCGCGAGCAATATCTATTCTTGATAGATAACTAATACTTAAAACTTTAGACAACCAATGATGAAGAATAAAAGGTGTAGTATGTGACCAAAGGTGTTTACAACCTTCACCCGAAATTTGAAAGTAAACCGTATTACGTTGACCACCAATACCAACAAAACCAATTTGATTACCCTCTTGCGTAAGCAAATTAAGTGAATTTTGATAGCCATGAAAACCTTTATCACGAGGGGCAGAAAGCTCAAAACCTAAAACAACACTGGCAAAAGCACGTAAAGAACGATAATAGAAATCAGACATTTCATTATTTACACTTTGCTTTTGTAACTCGATTGCTTTTAACACTTCATCAGCATTTAAACCCTCAGTATTTAAGTCTTGATTAATAGTTGGAACTTCTGGGAAAAGCGTTTGACTATCAACAGTTGAACCAATAGAAGGCGAACGTCTTAAATGACGTAAATCAGCCAAAGAGAAACTAAAAGAAAGGTGATCAACAATAGTTTGATTGTCATCATGTTTTTTAAAACGTTCTAAACGATTGTTAATTAATTGAGTAGCACGGTCAGTATATTGATAATTCATATAACCCCCTTCTCAACTAATTTGCGGTAATTAGAATCAGTAATTTCAACTGTTTTACAATCAAATTCATGCTTAACCCATGAACGAAACTGATACATATTGTCGAAAAAATCATACAAGCGCGCACCATCCAAATCATAAGTAACTTGAACACCAGCTTGCTTGTTATTTTCGAAATATATAATCATTTCTAAGTTTCTAAGTATTTATTTAATGTGCGTAGATTAGTTTCTAAGTTTCTAAATGTCAACATTTATAACAATATGAGTTTATAATTATTGATAACTTTAGAAATAGGAAAAGCAATGCCAACAAAACATATAGATGATGTAACATGGAGGAAAATCGAAAAGGAACACGTAAAAGCAGTAATAGCGACTCAAAAGTCACTAAAGGACGCTGATATTCTAAGGATATTAATTAACAAAGGTTTAGAAACTATTAACGAAGAGGATTATATAGAGCTAGTAAAGAAAAAATAAAAATAAGCATGGAAGTATAGGTTTAGATAGGAGTTATACCCCGTAATACAATTACGGGGTTTTTTTTTAGATTGCTCCCAGCAAAGGCAGTGAGGGTCTCGGAACTCGCCCTTCTCTCTGCCTTTTGCTGCTGGGGAATAGTTAAAGATGGTTTAGGTTTATCAGGGGCGCATGCTGCGCGGGTTTGATTCTTCAAACTTATATGGTTTATGGATGCGGCCGACTGGGTTCAGGTTTTCAAATTAAATTAGGAATGCGGCCTTACATGAAGCAAAGCTTCATAGGTTCTTAAGCTCAACTCTCCAGTGGTACGTAATAATTGAATTAAATTATTACGTAACCTTACTTTTTATGTGGTCATTGATGAGCCCATAATTGCCATTATGTTACGTGCCCTATCGGGTCGGCCTGTGCTGCGCTATTTTACAGGCCGCAAACACTCAACATAACGCCTCGTACAAATTATAGGCTATCAATAAACCTTCAATACTGGGGTGTAATTAGATAAGCGCTAAGTCCAATACTGAATAGTATCGGACTTAAGTCATTGTTTTTAAAACTGTTTTAAGAATATATTTTTGCCTGAATAATTTAAAATCGGCAATGTGTCATTAAGATAAATATTATAACCCAGCTTTTCTAAGTAATTAGAACTTAACAAAACAACCTCTGGTTCCTTAATTTGCTCTGACCTTTCAGTTTGATTTTCTTCATCGTTAGCAATAATAGATGTTTTTTGCTTTTCAACCTCTTTACCAGTAACGCAATTTATAAAATGCTCAACAGTTAAAACACCATTTTTCTTTTTAAGCTCATAACCGCCATATTCATAATCGATACAAATTTCATTTAATGGATGCTCAAACTTTTTAGGCTTATAAGTCAAATCAGATAATATAGTTTTGTTTTGCTTGGGAACTGGCTTGGCCGTATCGACTACTTCTGAATTATCATCAGGTTTTACCTCTTTTTCATCATCGCCAACAATACCCAGACTAGTTAATAAAACATAAAACAAATAAATAACCATTGGAATAGCCAACAAAAACAAAATAGCTTTTGGCGGCAACTTAAATTTAGCGGTATGGTCATCAGCAGACCAATAAACACCATAAAAATTAGAATCACGTTTCAAAGTAGTAGTGGCACACTTTTCTAAATCACCTGAATAATCTGTACTAAATTGCTTATCCCTAGAAAACCTAGTAATTACTGCACCACCCATAGGCCGAAAATAATGAACATGCATACCGGTACATTTCTGAATTACATTATCAAGAAAAGTGTAATGCTGAGTAACTAAATGTATATCCACCCCACTATGCCTATGTTTTTGAAACTGAGTATAGTGAAAAGGCCGTTTAGCACTATTTGCCATTGGAGGGAAATAATCCTGACACTCATCAAACAAAGCAATAGAACCATTAGGTAAATTAGGCCAGTCTGTAGGGTCGTTAGTATGTGTCCAGTGGTAATTTAATAATTTAATAGATTCAATCGTAGGTGTTTCTGATTCTTCTAAAAAAATATCTAAAGCCTTTAAATTAGATTTTGGGTAACACTTACGACACCAACTAACAAACAATTCAATAGCAGATTGCTCATTATAAAGCTTATATTTAGGCGCTAACCAAGGAACATCAGCAATTTCAATCATTCTATTTTGGGCGTGAACATCTTTTATAATTTTAGAGTAGCGCCCTGCTTTAACAGTTCCTTGAACAGTTGGATAATAATAACCATAGAAAAAACCCTGAAAGCTATTACAGAAATCTAAGTCTAAAAGAAATGCTTTTATATTATTGTAGAATTTTGCCTTTTGGGTAACAGCAGAATCATTGCAAATTTCTTTAAGTGAATTTAAAGTTTTTCCCGCACCTGGTACACCCGTTCTTAAATAAATCATGGCGCAGACCTAACCCCTAATTTAGTAACAGAACCAGCAGAAGTTAAACCTTTAATTGTTAAAGCCGCAGCATAAGAACCTAACATAATGCCGAAAGCAACATCAGTTTTTGCATATTTTAAAACAGCTAATATCTCTATAGGTAAACCCGCTGCATTAGATGCAATTAAACTATAAACCTGATCTATTCCAAATGATCCTAATTCATAAGTAACATAACCAAAACCAAGACCAACTAAAACTTTAGATACTAGAGTAGGAAGTAAAGCAGCCAAAGCCGCAAAAAAAGCTTGTATTAAATAAGGCATATTAAACCGCTCCCGCTATAATTTTTGCACTATGCATTAACGCACCAATAACTAACAATCCTGATATTGCTTTGAATAACAAAATAAAAGCTTCAAAACTTAAACAAATAGATTTACCAGTAGTAAGAACAATACATTTTTCCTCTGGCAATTCTGCATTAGGTAACCAATCATCATATTTATCTGCATATTGTTCTAGATTTACAGTTTCAACCGACAATTCACCACCCTCAATAGGAACACAATCAGAAGCAGACCCTTCACAATCTGATTCACCAGAGCCATTACCATTACCATTGCCAGAACCACCACCGCCACCGCCAGTTTCTAGACCATTTACAGCACCAATTAACTCATTGAATTTAGAAACCGTAACAGCATGTAAACGTTCATCCTGTTGTGTCTGCAAATAAATAGATGTATCTAATCCATCTATTGAATCAATTATTGCTTGAGTGTTTTTGGTTTGAACATCAACTTGCTTATTGTGCAATTCATTCTGATTATCAATAGTTTGCTGAGCTGAATTTTGCATTTGTATTTCTAAATTCTTAAGGTTACAAATAGTGTCACCATCAGCACAGTTTTCTTTTGGCTTATCTGGTGTAGGCTCATCACCAGTTTTTGAATCATCATTATCAAGAGGGTCTTTTGGGTCATTCGTTGGGGTAGCAGCTTCACAAGATAAAATTGTTACATCGCCATTACTAGCAGTTGAACATTTATCACTATCACCTTCATCAGCTAATTTTTTATTATCATAAGGCTTATCACCACAAGCGGCACCTTGACTAGTGCCAGTTGCATGTTTATCACTCGTTATATTTGCACCTGATACAGAATAAGCACAACCATCATTACAATACATACCACCACCTGAAAATGAAGAACCAAGATTAGGACTAGTATATAAAGCTTCACCAGAACCAGCTGGAGGGCATTCCTTAGGAACACAATCAGAAGAACCTAAAGCCTTAGAAACTGCTTTACTGTGATAACCAGCAGGGCAATCTTTTGGCTTAGGTTTAGCACACATATTTTCATTAACTAAAATAGTATATTCAGGATAAGAACTAAGTGGACATACATAATTCACCTCCTGCCTTGTAACAGGATTAATAGAATATTTACCGTTAGCATCTCCCTCATTTGGATATTGAGGACTTGTGTACCAAAGTCTTATAGCACCATTCATAGACCAATGCGTACTACATGTAGCTTTATAATAAGACTTATCACCATCTTGGAAAGGCTGAAAAGGGATGGAATTACAAGCTTCATACCACCTATCTTCATCAGTATCACCACAAGCTTTAGCAGAGAAACTAAAAACCGAAACAGAAGTACAATATTGAACTTCACCCTCTTTTGCAGGTTTTAAATCACTCATATCAGGTTCAGCAGAAGAAACAAAAAAAGCGCTCGTAAGCGCCAATAAAAATATTAATAATCGCATGGGAGCGCCTTGTTTCAATCATCGAAAAGTATATAAAGTGCTAAAAGTCCTGAGACAATTAGCACTGTGTCTAATGTAATAAACATTAGCTAAATGACATGCCTTTCAACCACTTCCAAACGATAGCAACGAAAGCAGCACCTAAGAATGCAGCACCAATAACATTAGCATTATCTGTAAAAAATGCAGTGAATTGTGTTGTTGCTGCTGTAACACTCGGATCAGCTTCAGCAAAGGCAGAGCCAGAAACCAAAGCAGTAGCTAAAATACCCGCTTTAGCTAATTTATTTTTTAATATATTTTTCATGGTTATTCCTTATCTATTCCAAACCATTTTAGAAAGTTTCTTCCACCCGTAGCAGGTAAGAAGAACGATGATGATTGACGGGAGCACTTCATTTTGAAATGTCTCGTAATCAAGTGGAACTGGAAGATGGTTTTCGACAACCTCCAATTCCACAGGACACTGTTTTTCGACAGGTGCAACTGGGCAAATTACGATGTATTCGTAACTGGCCATGTGACTACCCGCCTAAAGATTCTTTG